TTTGCAGCGCAGGAAGCGTACCAGTCGGCGCAAGAGAAGAAGCGCCTGATCGATCAGCAGCTCTCGCAAATGCCGTCGGCAGATCAGATCAAGCAGCAAGCCATCTCGCAAATCGAGGAGATCAAGCAGGGTTACGCCGAGCAGGTTCAAAGCCGCCAAGCGGCTGCGTCATCGGCGCAGGTGACGGCGAGAAATGATCTAGCGGGAAAATTCATCAGAGCCAACAGTTGGATGAACAACCCAAGGTTCTCGGAAGAATCTCAGGCTGTGCAGAGGATTTCAGCCGACCTCGCACAGAAGGGCGTCGATCCAAGCAGCGCGGCGCACTTCCGGCAGCTCACCCAGGCAATCCGCAAACAGCATCCGCACCTGAATGTCGCTGACATCTCGGGTGCATCGAAGCCGAAAGGCAAGCGCTACGGCGCTCCGGTCGGCAACCCGCGCACGTCAGGTTCGGGCGAGGCCCGGCAAACCAAGAGACGTCAGAAAATCACGAAGCAGGACGCGATGATGATTCGCAAGTGGGGCGGAGACCCGCGCAACAAGGAGCACCAGAAGCTTTGGCTCCAATCCAACCCAGGCAACGAGGGATCACTCTGATGGCTCGACGCGCATCCAAAAAACTCGACCCCGGTCAGGAACTCGAGGAGTCAATGAAAGGCGTCGACCTTTCGGCGGTCAAGCCGCTCCCCGGCGATGTCCCTCAGTCATGGGACGATGACGCAGACGACGACAGTCGGCTGCAGGATAAAACCATGCACACGTCCATGCACGCTGCAACGGACGCTGAGCATCATCGCGAAGAGATGCACCCAGAGCCGGAGAACCACGAATGGGTTCGGGCAGCCACACTGATCACGCCGCCGGCACGTCCGGGGTATGCGCAACGCTGGGTGTACGCCCCGCGCGACCCGAACAACACCAACTATCAAAGGAAATTCGCTGAAGGCTGGCGCCCGCGCGATCCGAAAGACATTCCGGCGTCGCATCGTGTCTACAGGTCCGAGAAGACCGAGGACGGAGATGCGGTCTATCGCAGCGCGAACCTCATCCTTTGTGAAATTCCAATCCAGATCAACGAGAGCCGCAAGAAGCACATGGCCAATCTGGCCTCACGTGCGGCAACCGGATCGATCGCAGGTGCCGTGAGCGAAGGCCAACGTCAGGCCGCCCGTACAGACGGGTTCTCCGGGCTCCAGGCGGACATCAGAGAAGGGAAACCAATTATGGGAGGCGGACGGCGTCCGCCGACCATGACCGAGCAGCAGTAAGAGCCTCGGCCGTTATCTCGTTGCCCCCAAAAGTCAACAGATAGGAGAGCCAGATGGCCAACACTGCCAGCTACTACGGCTTCAAACCAAAGGATGATCGCTACGCGCGCATCTCGAAAGCGTACATCGCGTCTGAGTACGGCACGGCGATTTTCTCAGGTCAGCCCGTGATCGACTCCGGCACAGGTCGCCGGATCAACGTCGTCGGTGCCGCGACAGACGCCATCCTCGGCGTTTTCATTGGCTGCCGCTACACGAATGCACAGGGCGAGCCGAAGTTCTCGCCGTATTGGCCCGCATCTACGGCAACGCTGAACGGCGACGACGCCGTGGCTTTGATTTGGGATGACCCGAACGAGCTGTTTGTCGTCAGAACATCGGACACCATCGCGATCGCAGATATCGGCCTGTTGCATGATGTCGTGAACGGCACCGGCAACACGACCAGCGGGCGTGCCGGTTCGTCGATCGGCGCAACGGGTGGCCAGCAGTTCCGCACGATGGGCCTGTTCGAGGAAGATCACTCCGGCAACGTCTACGGCCAGTATGCCCAGGTGTACGGCAAATTCCACTCGCACGCTCTGGCTGGCGATACCGCAACCGTCGCAGCTTAATCTAAGGCGCATAGGAGACGACAATGGCCTCACCAATGACACGCGCCCAGATAGCGCGGCAGCTACAACGCGGTTTGAATTACGTTTTCGGAATGAAGCACAAGATGTGGGACGAGGAATGGCGCCAGTGCGGCTTCCAGATCGACACATCCGAGAAAGCGTACGAGGAAGACGTCCAGATGGTCGGTCTGGCCGGCGCCTATGAGAAAGAGGAAGGCACCGACTATACGATCGATGGCGGGTCGGAAGGCTACGCCGCGCGGTATGTCAACCTGACGTTCGGCCTCGGCGTGACCTTTACCGAAGAAGCGCGTGAGGACGGGCTTTATCTGGACATCGCCAAGACGATGGGCGCCGAGCTTGCCCGTGCACACCAGTACACCAAAGAAGTTCGCCATGCGAACATCTTCAACCGCGCTTTCAATAGCTCTTACAAGGGCGGCGACGGCGTGGAACTCTGCGGATCGCACACGCTCTGGAACGGCGACACACTGTCGAATGAACTGTCTACGGCGGCCGATCTTTCCGAAGAGGCTCTCGAGGATCTGTGCATTCAGATCGAGGGCGCCACGAACCACCGCGGCGTTCCACGTGCTCTGAAGCCGCAAAAACTTCTCGTCCATCGCGAGAACGACTTCAACGCTCAGCGCATTCTGAACTCAACGGCGCGTCCAGGCACGGCGTTGAACGACCTGAACGCGATCAAATCCATGGGCAAGCTCCCCGGCGGATACATGGTCAACCACTACTTCACCGATCCGGACGCTTGGTTTATCTGCGTCGACGGTGTTGAGAAGGGCCTCCGTCACTTTGTCCGCAAGAAAATTGCACGCCGTATGTACGTGGACGATAAGAACGGAAACATGACCTACACCACGCGTGAACGCTACGCCGAAGGCTGGACGGAATTCGAGGCGGTCTGGGGCTCAGACGGCTCTGGCACGTAAGCTATCGCCAACATTGGTGTAATGTAGGGGATAGCCGACATGGCGGCGAGCGGAAGCTATGCGTCACTCTATAACGTGGCGGATCTGATGGATGAGGCGTGGGAATTGGCGGGGCTTGACCCTGCCGAGCAAGACGCACGTCACATTGTTTCTGCTCGCCGCTCGCTGAACTTGATGCTGCAAGAGATCAGCAACGAAAACACGGATCAGGAACACCGCATCGCAAGCGGTACCCTGACCAGCGTTGCCGATCAGGACACGTACGACCTGCCGGCGGGCACCATCGACTTGATCGACATGAAGTACATCGATGCCGCCGGTTCGGAGTTCTTCATGTCGCGGATTACGCGGCAGGAGGACTGGTATCTCGAGGTCAACGACAGTTCGTCGGGGACGCCACGCATGTACTGGGTCGACAGGTCAACACAAGCCGGAGACCCATCGACGGACACGTTCAAGGTCCACGTCCACCCGAAGCCGGACACGTCCGGCGAGACGTTCGATTTCTGGCGGACACGGCGGCACCAGAACGTGACGAGCTTGACCGAGGACGTGGACGTGTCTCGGTTCTGGCATCCGGCCGTAGCCTATGGCTGGGCGCTCAAGATTGCCGAGAAGCGCAACCTCCCAAGGGTTAGCTTTCTCGAGGGACGTTTTATCGGGGCGTACAAGCGGGCACAGATGGAAAGCTCGCCGCGTGCGCCAGTTACCATCAAATATCGCGGCTATGGCCGCAGTCGGCGAGGGAGGCGATAGATGGCACGCAAACGTTTCCCCCGGCTCGACTGGGATGATCGCCTCGGCGAACAGCACGAGCGCCACAAGCTCAAGGAGGACGGCGAACGTCCGGGCGTGTGGACGATCGACCCCGATCCGCCCGACCATCGCCGCAACCCGGTCGTACCGGGGCCAGACGGCGTCGATCTCTTTCCGCGGCGTTTACCGCCGTTCGGCGCAGTCGCAAACGTCATTCCGGGCGTCAACGTCTGGAACACCTTCATCGCGTCCGACCGGACGTCTTATCCCGCTATCAGATGTCGCGCGGGCCGTGTGCCCATCGAAATCAACGGGAGCGTGGTGAGGGTGGCTTATGGCGCATACGACTAGCTACTCGCAGCTCGTGGCCGACATCAAACGCTGGTGCGATCACGAAGAGACCGACTTCAATACCGAGGTCGATCAGATCATCGAGCGGGCGCAAGACCGTCTGCAGATGGATCTCGACTTTGCAATCTGGCGGACGTTCGAAGCGTTCAACCTCGCCAGCGGGACCAATGAATACGACTATTCGGCAGGCGATTGGCTGACAATCACGGGGATCTTTCTGTCGACGGGCGAGCCGCTCCTGCCGCGGTCGATGGATTATTGCCGGATGTACACCGGGACGGGCACGCCGCGGTATTTCTGCATCAAGGACGAGGGCACCATCTACGTGACGCCGCAGCCGACAGAGACCACGGCGGTGACGGCAGAGGTTATGGCGCGGCAAGCGGTTCTCAACGGCGTCAACACGACCAACTGGTTCACCAAATACGCAGCGGGGGCGTTGCTGTACGCGTGCCTGACGGAGGCCGAGAGCTTCTTGACGGCACCGGAACTCGCGGCGCAGCACGAAGGCTCGTATCAGCGACATCTGGCGGCGGTCCGCAACGAACAGCGCGGACACATGAGCCGCACCGAGTACAATGATCCGAAGGCATCGCCGCCGCAGCCGATGGAGCTTGCGTGATGCAGACGCAGTACACCACGGCATACCTGCAAGGTCTCGGAACGGGCGGCGTGGACTTCTCGGCGGACACGTTCAAGGTCGCGCTGTACACGTCTGCGGCCACGCTGGACGCGGACACGTCCGCATATACGGCCACGGGCGAGGTCACGGGGACGGGTTACACCGCAGGCGGGGCCACGCTGTCGGCTGCGTCCACATATCCGAAGATCGCGGACGGGAAGTACGCGCTGCAGTTTGACGATGCAACCTGGGCGACGTCCACGATCACGGCGCGGGCTGCGCTGATCTACGACGCGACGGCATCCAATCTCGCGTGTCTGATCATCGACTTCGGGCAAGACGTCGCTTCGAGCGGACAGCCGTTTACGCTCAAATTCTCAGCGATGACACGACCAGCACA